ATAATTTCAGGGTCTTGCCACTTCTCGCCTTTCGCCTCTACAAGCTTCTTGACATAACTCTCTTCGGTCTCGAAAGTCTGTCCTTCTGCTTGGTTACCTTCGGGCGGCTGTTCGGTCGCAGCTTGCTCGAATACATTAGACATAATTAGTCCTTTTCAAAGTTGATTAGATTTAGGACGCGACGTATGGCACGGTTATGCCCATTAACATCGGCCTGCTCGTAAGCCCAACTAGCGTTACTGTAGTCAGGCTCATACTCCTGGAAATCTTTCTCCAAGACTTCAGCCAACAGACCAAGTACTTCCTGGTTTGCTAGCAGAAACTGCTTTCGTTTTTCCTTTTGGTCTTTGTTCAGACCTTTGAACCAAGCGGTGTGCATTAGATTTCTTCTACCAAACCATTTAGTTTTATTGTAGCCCACACGGCCTGATTAAATTCTTCACCGTTGCTTGACACTAGGAGGCAGTCCCATATCTGTTCGTAACTAAGAGCGTCACAGACAGCCATGGCAATAGCGTCTCGGTAGTAGTCAGACTCGGTGACATCCATAGGCGTTACTTCTTCTTGCCGCCCTTTTTCTTCATAGGCTTTTTGTAGGGTTGACCTTTAGCTGGCATCTTTACAATCCTTGTTCTGCTTTGATTTCCATGTCTTCCATCATGTCTGCCTCAGCATCAGCAGCAGCCTTCTGTGTTTCCATTTGCTCAAACACAGCAATGTTTTCCGAGTAGAGTTCAGGCTCATCAAGCTCCTCAGACAGGAGACGTGCCATAACCTTACCAGACATGTGGGGTGCAACAGACGGGTCCTGGGCCTTGACCTGCATGAGTTGCTGTAGGGTCTGTACTCGCTTGGCCCTCTCAGCAAAGTGACGGGCACCCTGGGGTACTATCTTACCTTTAGCCGTAATGTCTTCTTTAGTGATACTACGGAAGAGTTGAAGACCCAGGTCTTTGTTGACTACAGAAATTACATCCTCAACGTTCAGGTTCCTACGGGCAGACTCCAGCATGGCGTTAAGCGCAGGGTCAAGGAACTGCATCTCAAACTGAGCAGCCTTGTGGTTAAAGATACGGTTGGCTGCATTGTCCAAAGTCTGTACTTCGAAGGCTGTCTTCTCACCAGGTGTCCGTAGGCCCATAGCCATCTTAGGCGCACCAGCCAGCTCCTCCATCTTCTGTTCAATGGCCTGAATCTGTAGGTCTGCGTTCAGGGCTGTAGCGTCAGGGACAAGGGGACCAACGTCACCCTCCTCACCAAGGTAGATGCGGCCACCAGGCTCGTATTCAAAGTCCTCTACGTCACCCTTCACCTTAAGCATAGGCAGCGCAATCTGATCGAACACGTCAGCCTTCAAGTTTTCCAGGTGGTCGATGCGGTACTGCATACCTACAAGATTGTCCAGAGGCCCCATAGCGTACAGGTTATCTGGACGAGTGCGCCAGCCAGCGTGGAAGATGGGAGCGGTGCCCAGCCAGGACGGGTTGGCTACATCACTAATAACGTAGGCACGGTCTACAACAGTGATGATACGATTCTTGTGTAGTTTTGCCTCGTGCTTGTCAAAGATGTCCCCATAGAACGTCAGGAACTCTACGTAAGAGGACTGGTAGTAGTTTTCGATACTACCGAAACCATCAGCAATGTAGCCCTGGCTCTTGTCCGTTTGTTCTGCCGAACCTACCTCACTACGGTTAAACAGCATACGCTCGAAAATCTTGCTGAGTTCTTCTGATCCTTCAAACTCATTGGCGACTTCACCAAGCGTTTTAATACTACGCACAATCTTGGGTGTGTGCATGAACGACGCAGCAGTAGGGTCAAACACAATGTCGTAGGGACTGATGCGGACCAGACTGGGTCCTACGTAGTTCTTCACCTGTTCCCCTGTTTCCAGGGTCATACTCTCATTCAGAAAGTCTACAGTAGCGAAGCAGTTTCCTGTAAGAATGTAGTCATCAATCAGCTTCTCTGCGGTAAACCGAAAACCACTCTGAACAATCTTGTTGTCCATGTAGGCCTGGATTACGTCCGTCTTTGCTTTAGAAGCACTGTTTTGATCGGAGCCTTTCCAACGCATCCAGTTCTCATTAGGGAACAGGGCCGCAGTGTAGTTAGCTTTCAGGTTATCATAGATTTGAGTCAGCTTAGGCGTGGTCGTGGAGTTGGACCAGGGCAGCTTACTGTTGGACGTAGTCCGGGTGTCCGTGGCGTAGAGGTAGTCACGGAGTTCTTTCTTTTCCTCAAGCCAGACACGGCGGTAAGTATTCCATTCTTCAAACTGCTCAGCAATCTGAGTAGCCTTGGAGTCTGCACTGAGTAGGTTGTCTACGTCGAGGGCGCGTTTCATTAACACATCCTAATTTGTTTATGTTAGTATAGCATAGGCTAAAGTATTTGTCAACACCTAAAAAGAGTTACCCTTTGAAAGATTTAAGTCTGACGGAAGTACCTGTAGATTCCAAGGCACGTGTAATCCACAGATATTTTTTCCGTTTATAGGAACAATGTGATCTACATGGTATTCCTGGCCCGACACAGCTTTTAAGTCTTTAGCCAACCAATACTTTTCTTTCATTTGGTTTACTTGTTGTTGAGTCAACCAAGGAGGTGTCGCCTTACTTTGTTTGTTGTAGTAACGGATTTTCTTGGCCCTATAGGACTCTTTGTTCTCTTGGTAATGCTTTCGCATTCTCTTTCGGTACGTGTCCTTGTTCTTTAACCAATTCTTGCGGACCTGTTCTTTGTGGCACTCACGGCATTGGTTGTAATGACCGTCTTTGTAACGTCGGTTTTTGTGGAAACTTTCAATAGACTTACGTTCGTAACACTTGTTGCATTCTTTCATCACAGGCTCCTACCTCCGAAACGAGAATGCCACAGAACATTTCCGTCCCTAGATGTAACATTTGATCTCATTTGTTTAGCAGGTTTAACACTGTACTCAATAGCGGTAGCTAAAGCATCCTTTACGTCGTCATGGGGTGGGTTGGTAGACATTAGTTCTTCCTCCAATGTCTGGCTTTCACCCCCTTTGTAGTGGTACACCTGTAAGTTATCATACCGAGGTGAAAGAATAGCCTCCATACGTTCTTCTTTTGAGCCCTGGTTTCTGGTAGGCCTTACTTCTTCCACCTTAATTGCCAAACCGTGCGGTGCAATATAGTCACTCTTAAGAGATTTTACGATAGCTGATTGGGTGGCAGTGACTTCTGCTGCTAGTTTTCTAAAGCCCCATCGGTTGTAAAGAACTAGTATTTGACGAAAGTACTCTGAGATGCTTTCTGTTTTGAATCTAACAATATCCAAAACGTAAATGTCATTGTCGGCATCTACACCAATTACAACAATAGCAGTGTAGTCTGCTGTCTTACGTGTTGAGTAAGCAAAGTCGATTGATGCTGTGAGGTTCAGGCGTTTTCCAGAGTAATACCAGTTACCTCCCTCTTGCTTCAAAAACTTCCTTTCGTAGTACTGAAACTTGTCTGCCGTAACAGGCTGGTCATCTGGGTTTTGAGGTGAGTTGTAGTATTGTGCGCGGAACTGGGTCTTGTCAAGGTACTTACCTCGCTTCTGTGCGAGAATCCTACGGTCAAAACCAAACCACTTACCATCCCTACGCTGCTGACGAGGCCAGAGGAACTCACCCGTGCCGTCACCGAAGTCTTCTACACCACGCTCATAGATTTCGTAGATTTCCTGCTCACCAATCTTTTCACCGTTGTCATCGTACAGGTCCTCCTTCATATTCAACATGTCGTTGTAGAGGTCCTTAGGGTGGTAGCGCGTACCTACAACCCACTCCTTAGCATCAGCTCCCTCAATCGAGGACAGAAGAGAGTACTGTTGACGTACCTTGTTTCGGCCTTCCTCGTTGTAAGCATTCTCTTGAACAACAACGTCGTCCAGAACAGCGATGTCACAGTGCATACCTGTAATAGAAGTAGTTAGGCCAGCAGTAAAGATGGAGGGGTCTCGTACGTTTTCCTCTTTACGCTTGGGGTGGTCCAGGGCAATCTCTGAGTTAGTCCACTTAGCCCGCTTACCCTCTTCTTTGT